AATTTACACCTATAAATACAAAGGTGACAACAAAACGCAAATGGGAGTAATGGCTCAAGATGTTGAAAAGAAAACACCAAAGGCTGTTAAAGAAGTCGGCGGCTTTAAGGCTGTAAATTACGCACTCGTTAAATAATATGGCACTATTAGGATCATCCGTTGACCCGCGCCTGTTTGTTCAGGACTACTCAGGCTTTACCCGCGCTGCTGACATTCAAGGTCAGAGCATGGCTAACATTGGAGCTGATATTGGAGGGATTGCAAAACAATTCGGGGAATATAAGAAGCAACAATCTGAACAAGAGAAGCGAGTAAAGTCTGCTGAACTTGTTGCTAATGCCATTGCTAAAAGTTTTCCGACACTTGCTCCAGTTGCTATGGAAGCCCAGATGATAATGGGAGACAAAAACAATTCGTTGCAAGATCGGGTTGCAGCCGCAGACGCTGTTGAGAAAGCGTTAAATATTGGAATTAGCAATGCTTATAAAGAACGTGAATTTGGTTTGCAGAAGAGGCAACTTGATATTGAAGAGGGGCAAGGAATTCAATCGGCATTGATAAAGCGAGCCGAGTTGGAAGCTGAGGCTCGTAAGCCCGGACCAATTACTGATGTTAATGTTCCCGGGGGAGTAATGCAAATGGTTCGCAATCCACGAACCGGAGTTTTGGAGCCAATTCAGGTTAGCGGACAAACTCCAGCTGATGGAATTACAAGTGCGCTAGGAGACGGTCCCCCTATGGATATTCCAACAGTTGAGGGACCAGTCATTCCGGCAAATGAAGGAGTTGTTTCACAAGACGGAACTACGGTTTCATATCTAGGTAAGCAATACACAGTAGATCCGGGAGTCCTGCCTGCACTCCCCACTAACAAACAAGCTGCGGGAATTGACGGTGCTATTTCTTTAGCTCCAACAACTGCCACTCCTGTTGTTAACGACGATGTTGGATTCAAACCAACAAAAACAGAAAAACCAGAAACCCGGATGACTGCGGAGCAAGTGCAAAATCTTGCGGCACGAGGATTCAAGGTAAGTGCTACACCACTTGCAGATGGAAGCTTCATGGTTAGCGGGACAGACATTGGCGGGCAAGCTGGAGAAACAATCGAAATGATTCCGGGTGGAGGAATGCGAATTGTTCGCGGCGGCGGTGGGAATAAAGCTGAGGCCGCAAAAGAAGCTCAAAAAGAACAATCGTTTGAAAGATCAAGGGCCATTATTGGATCTGCTTCAAAAATAATTCCTCAAATTCAATCCGCTCTTTCTGCAAATCCGTTAATCGCAAGAGGTCAGCAAACATTAGGTCAAGTCCTTCCTGCTGGAGAAGCTGGACGAATCGCATCGGATTTGGAGACTATCAGAGTTCAGACATCCAAAGAAGAAATCGGAAAGATGCGGGCTTCGTCCCCAACAGGTTCCGCTGGAGGAAGCATTACTGAAAATGAATGGACTAAATTTGAAAATCGGTTTGGCAAGATGGAAGTTGGGATGAATCCAACGGATCTTGTATCAAATGTCCAAAAAACCGCATTGAATCAGTTTGAATCTGTCAACGGAACTCCTGAAGAGGTTGTGAAACTGTTTAATGATGGGAAAATCTCTAAACCAGTATTTGACGATTACCTAAAAGAATACAAGCAAACTCGATCAATCCTTGGAATTTTAGACACTGGAACTGGCGGTCCGGGAGATGACTGGACCAAATACAACCCAAACCTTTTGAGGTTTGATAAAGAAAAACAAAATCAACTCAGTCCCGAAGCTCAATCTTTACAGGATAGACTTAACGCATTGAAGACCAATCAGTAACTGAATTAACATGTCAATCAAATTAATCTCTGAGCTTGAGAGTCAAAAACAACAAGCAACTTCGGAGTTTGAAATACTAAGCAATCAAGCGCAATCGTTGTTTGATTCTGGCGATCAGCTTGGTGCAGCTAAAGCAACGCAAAAGGCGCAGCAGTATGTTGATTTGGTAAACGAGGCCGATCTAATGATTGGCAATCAGAAAGAGAACATCACAAGGAAACTTGCTGATGGATCTTTTTTGAGCGAGAAAGACCCAATGGAGACTCCATTGACGACTTCTGAAGGGATTGACAACAAGCTGGCTAGGGGATTATCAGCAGTTATTGGGCAACCAGTAAATATGCAATCAGAACTTGGATGGGAAGATCGAAAAAATCTAGCATTCTTAACCGACTCTTCTAAAGACGAATATTTAAAAGGAAAGTATGGCGAACCTAATGTAAAAACAATGAATGTTATGGGTAAGCCAGTAAGGCTTATCAATGATGGAAGCAGTTGGTTTCCAGTTGATCGTTATGATATGACATCAAAAGACTTCATAGATGTCATTGGTGAAATTGCACCAATGGCGGGTTCTATTGCTGGAGGAATTGGTGGGGCGGCGTTGTCCAAGACCCCTGCCGGAACGGCCATTGGAAGTGCTGCTGGATACACTGCTGCTGGAACGATTCAAGATTCTCTTGCTAAAGCCGTTCTCGGCGCTGGAGAAGGATTCGGCAATTCAATTATGCGTAGATCGACCGAAGCAATGATTGGGCTTCCGATTGAATATGGTGTTACTAAAATTGGCGGCGCACTTCTTCGTGACGTTGCGACGATGAGAAAAGGTGCAGTTTCAGAAAGGACAAAACTAATTAACGAGGCTGGAGAGTTTCTTAGCAGAGAAGGTTATCCAACAAGCCTTGCGAGATTTGCCAGTGGAAGTGTTGAAAGCCAAGAAAGAATGCTTCGCGCTGCTCAAAATCTACCAAACTCCAAGATTGGTCAAGATCTTGCTTTTGGAGCAAAACGACTTGAAGCATTTATGGATGATAACGTCTTGAGGCAATCTCTTCCAGACAGGCTTTATGCTGATGCTGAGAAAGCATTAAAGGCCGATAACAATCTTTATCTAAAACAAGTTGCAATTTCAGATAGTGCTACTGCCGAAACGTTAAAGAGAAGCGCAAGCGAGGAAATGCAACGGCAAATGTATAAGCCGAAAATTGACGAAAGTGCTGCGGCATTGTATTTGAAAGAGGTTCTTGGTAAGGGAAAAGCTATTGCGGAGAAAGCTAAGAAAGATATTTATGATCCGTTTTATCAGGAAGCCGATTCGATCGTTAGCGTAAACCCTATTAAATTAGCTGAGAAGATTGAAGAATCATTTTACAAAAGCGCGTCTAGGCCAGTTGAAATACAGCGTGTCATAGACAATCTGAGGTCTAGGCCTGGAAACGCGCAGAAAATAATGAATCTGCAAAAACAAATTGACGGCGGCAAATTATCGGCTGATGCTGAAAGCATTGCACGTAGGGAAATGCAACGACTTGAAAAAATCTCTGGACCTCTAAGTGCTAGCCAACTAGATGAACAAGTAAGAATTATTCGGAACCAAGCACCATCAGGTCCTATCGCTGGCAGTGGAGCTGACGAGGTAAAGAAAGCCGCAAAAACAGCTGAACGAGTTGCAAGTCAATTTCGTGACGATGTTTATAAAAAACAAGGACTATACGATAAGTGGTCTGACGCCACCAAAGTGTATAATAACTTTCGTGAATACACACAGACTGACATTGCTAAAATCCTTGAAGGCCAGCTAGGTAAAGCTATGACTTCAGGAGATATTATAAAGGCTGCATATAAGTCACCTGAAGACACTAATTTAATCCTTTCCGTTATTAAGAGGGACGATCCAAAAAACTTCCCTGCATTTGAGCGTTCAATGCAAGAATCTTATTTAAATAAGATTGGCCTAAATGGAAGGCAGTTAGGCTCTGGTGATGGGTTTGATTTTGATGAAACAATAGTAAGAGAACTCTTTGGTTCTGAAAATGGAGTCAAGGGACAACGGATGGTCAACAAGTTGAAAGATCTACAGTCTTACTTTAAGGCGCAAAAACTTGACCCATCCAAAATTACGTTTGATGACCTGAAGCAACTTGAGGGGGTTGTGTCTCAAGATGCAATTAAAGAGATGAAGTTCTCCATTGCAAATAGGATATCGAATCAGCAAAAGGCCGAGAAACTTGGGCGCAACGTTTTGATTAAGGACATTCTGAATGGACACAAAGAGTCAATAACCAGAGGCGAGTTCCCGAGAGCGTTGTATGATGCTGAACCAGCACAAGTGAAAAAGGTGTTCTCTAAACTCAATCCGGCTGAACAAAAGGCAATTCGAGAAGATTTTGCTGAACACGTATTTTCTCGTTACCCCGGTGATCCTGATTCAACGGCAATGAGATTGCAGCTTTGGGATGGTGATCGTTTTCTTAAAGACGTTGCCGCAAATCCAAAGTTAAAACAAAACATGGAGATTGCATTAGGTAAAGATTTTGTTAACAGGATGACAGCTGCATCTCGTCTTACTGAAGCTACTCAAACAGTCTCTAAAGGGACTGGAATCCAACCACGCGGAATTGCCACAGAAAAAGGAATAACAACAATTATTCCTATTCAACCAATTCTTAATTCAATTGGAACTCGCGCAACAGCAGCAATGTATCGGGCAGGATCATTATTCCCTCTTCTTGGGAAAATGTCTCAAAAGGAACTTACGCAAGAACAATTCCAAAGAGAAACATCAAAAGCGTTGGGAACGGCATTGCTTACGGCTAATGGCATTCAAGCAACATTGCAAACCGGCAAGTATGATCCTGAATGGTCGCGTCGTCTTGGGCAGACCCTTGGAACAGCGTCCAAGGATTCGATTGATTACGCTAAAACGTTTGGATATGGAACGAAATTTTAATAAATACGTTGCCTTTCAAGAAAGTAAAGGCTAAGAACTCCAAGTGACTTCGAAACCAGAACCAATTGATCCAAACGAGAAGCTGAAGGCCGATTACGTTGACGAACGCGAGGCGAAGGCTGCGTGGTTTCTTGAGGTCAAGGAGCGTGCAAAGCTGAACCCTTCAAACTGCGTCGAACACTATGCCCCAAACAAGGCCGCAATGGCCCTGTGGCTGGCCGCACAAGGCGCGAGGATAACCGACATCCAAAAGAAGACGGGGCTTGGCAGGGAGACGATCAGGGGGCTGCAATGGAGGCACAACGATACGCTAGAGACAAAGCGCAAGGAGTTCAGCATGAGATACGCGATTGCAGCGCAAGACTACACAGACCTGCTCTTTGAGCGTTCCCAACAACTATTTGACAATCCTGACGAGCTTGCCAAGATCAGTCCTGACAAGCTAGCGGTGACGGTGGGCATCTTGACCGATAAGGCGGCGCAACTTACGGGAATGGCATCCTCAATCGTGGAACACCGCAAGGGAGCTAGCCTCGATGACGCTGCCAAGATGATCTTTGACGCAAAAGCTCGTATTGCCAGCAAGATCAAGAGTGATGCCATTGATGTTGAAATCATTAACGAATAAGACAATGAACTTAAAAACGATAGACAAGAGAATCAAAGACCTTATGATTTTAATGGGTCAAGAGGAGGAGATAATGCTTTATCGGTGGACAGGTAATGACATCGAATGTAAATGGAAACTCCATATTGGAAATCCATCTCAATGCGTTTGTTTAGGTGAAGTTGATGGGATATTGGTATTTGAGGGCGATTCAATCAAGAACGTATTAAGCCAAGCTGAAGCACGTTTCCGGCAAGGCAAATAACTGATGACCAAAGAGAATGTAATTAGAAAAGACGTTATCGAATGATGATTTGGCGTAAACACGCAATCCTTACTCCTCCAACTGACGAGGAGATGGTGCAAATGGAGCCTGATGAGCTAATCGGGCTTCATTCGGTTTACCATGAGGCGATTGAGAATGCAGAGAAAGACCCGTATCACTATGGGTTTAGGCTCCCTCACTGGAGTAAGGCTGAAGAACAACTATTTGAGGTAAACGAGATCCTAGCACTAGGTGGAAATCGCAGCGGCAAGACGCAGTGGGGCGCATTCTCCGTTGTCCGTGCGGCTATCGAGAACCCGAAGTCTGAGATCTTCTGCTTTGCTCAAACATCCGAGGTCAGCATTCGCCAGCAGCAAAGTGCCGTCTGGGACTGGTTGCCAGAGAACCTCAAGACAAAACAAACAAGCGCGAACACCTATATCTCTTACAAGAAGAAGACTGGCTTCACGGACTCATCGTTGATTCTTCCAAACGGTTCTCAAATCATTTTCAAAACGTATTCTCAGTATCAGAACAACCCTACTATCCTTGAGGGCGCGGAACTTGGATCTAAGAATCCAGTCTGGCACAACATCGGTGTATGGGCAGATGAATACCTTTTGGGGCCAGAGTTGATTAACACGCTCAGGTTCCGGCTGGCTACGCGAAATGCCAAGATGCTCGTCACGTTCACTCCGATTGACGGTTGGACAGAGGTCATCAAAGAGTATCTTGATGGGGCGACGACTATCGAGTCAAGACAAGCGGAACTACTTAATGGTGAGTTGGTTCCATACGTCCAGCGGTCCAAAAAGCTAAACGCATCAGTTCATTACTTCCACTCTCAGGACAATGCTTTTGGCGGATACGAGCGCATTAAAGAAACGCTGTCAGGACGCACGCGGGAGGAGATCCTGATCCGCGCCTACGGGGTTCCAATGAAGTCCCATGCAACCAAGTTCCCCAAGTTTAACAAGGTTATAAACGTGGTTCCTCCGTCCTCTATCCCGACCAAAAACATCACGCGCTATCACGTTATCGACCCTGCTGGGGCGAAGAACTGGTTCATGTGCTGGATTGCCATTGACGAGAGCGGGACGTTTTGGGTTTACCGCGAGTGGCCGGGAGTTGACGTTGGTGACTGGGCTGAATGGAAAAGCGGGAAGTGGATGCCGG